GGGGAACTTTCTGCCGACCTGGTGGTCACCGGCACCGGCCTGACCACCGGCAACGTCGGAGCCGCCGTGTGGGCCGCCATTGCCTCGGCCAACAACACCGCCGGCACCATGGGCGAAAAGCTCAACGATGCTGGCAGCGGCTCCAACCCTTGGACGGAGGTCATCGAGGCCGGCTACAGCGCCGCCGACGTGCTGCGGCTCATCTCTGCCGTGCTACTGGGCAACGCCACCGGGCTGGAGAGCGGCGCCCAGGCGTTCACCGGGCTGGACGGCACCACCGAGCGCGTCACCGGCCTGAACGCCATGGCGCAGCGCGGCCCCTTTGGCAACTGGTTTGGCCGCTTCCTGGGCGACTGGCTGGGCCCCGGCCAGGCCGAGCCGGACCTGCCGCCTCCACCGCTGCCAGATGCCGATCGCTTCCGCTACCGCTTCACCCCGGCCGGCCGGTACAGCGCCGACCCGCGCATCGGCGCACAGGCCGCGCGCCGCCTGCTGCGCCGCCGGCCTTGACTGCTGTGCCAGTTTTCCCCCTGACGTTGCGCGCCCAAAACCGCCAGCATGCCTACCATGACCGCCACCGTTGAACCCCTCAGCTTCACCGCTGGCGACACCGTCGCCTGGCAGCGCACGCTGGACGACTACCCCGCCAGCGTCTGGACCCTGCAGTACACGCTGATCAACTCCACGGCCAAATACACGGTCAACGCATCGGCCGCCGGCGACGTGCATGAGGTCACCATCGCCGCCGCCACCAGCGCCAACTACACGCCGGGCACCTACACCTGGATGGCGACGGTCACCTACTCGGGCACGCGCCACACCATTGGCACGGGCACCGTCACCGTGGCGCGCAACCTGGCTGCCGCCACCACCTACGACACCCGCACCAGCGCCCGCAAGGCACTGGACGCCATGGACGCCCTGCTGGAAACCTACGGCTCCAAAGCCTACCTGCAGGAATACGACATCAACGGCCGGCGCCAGAAGTTCCAGACCCCGGGCGACTTCCTAGCCTTCCGCGAAAAGCTGCGCGCCGAAGTCCGCCGCGAAGAAAACGCCGAGCGCATCGCCGCCGGCCTGGCGCCCCGCAACCAGATCAGCGTGAGGTTCAATACCCGATGATTGCGCCGCCCAAGCCCATCAGCATCGCCCAGCGCATCGCGGGCATCTTCCGCCGGCCGGCAATTGCCAAGCCATCCGGCCAGCGCAACTACGCCGCTGCGCAGGTCAACCGCCTGAACGCAGGCTGGTCCACGCTGAGCGCCAGCGCCAACCACGACATCCACCGCAGCCTGGACGCCACCCGCGCGCGATCGCGCAAGCTGGCCAACGATGACGAATACGTCAAGAAGTGGCTCGCCATGGTGGCCACCAACGTCGTCGGGCCGGACGGCTTCCGCCTGCAGTCCCGGGTGTACGACAGCGCGCCCCGCAAGCGCCCCGACACACTGGCCAACGAGGCGCTGGAGTCTGCCTGGCAGCGCTTTTGCGCTCTGGGGGTGTGTGATGTCAGCGGCCAAGGCACCATGACCGACCTCGAGCAGCTGGCCATCAAGGCGTGCGCGCGCGATGGGGAATACCTGTTTCGCTGGGTGCGCGGTGCGGACGCCGGAAACGCCTTTGGCCTGGCGCTGCAGATGATCGACATCGACCGGCTTGATACGCAGCTCAACCGGCCGCCGGAGTCTGGCGGCGTCAACATGATCCGCATGGGGGTCGAACTCAACGCCTACGGCCGCCCGGTGGCCTACCACATCAAGGCCGCACACCCGGGCGACATCTACCGCACCAACATCGGCCAGAACATCACCACGCACATCCGCGTGCCGGCCGAGGACATCCTGCACGGCTTCATGGCCGAGCGGCCAGAGCAGGTGCGCGGCATGCCCTGGGCCCACGCCGCCATGATCCGCCTCAACAACCTGGGCGGCTACGAAGAGGCCGCGGTGATCGCCGCGCGCGTCGGCGCCAGCAAGATGGGATTCTTCACCACGCCCGACGGCCAGGCCGAGACCGTGGCCACCGGTGTGAACGAGGACGACGACAGCGCATCGCCCGGCTACACCATGGACGCGGACCCCGGCACGTTCCAGAGCCTGCCCACCGGTACGCAGTTCACCCCGTTCAACCCCGAGTATCCAACGGCGATGTACGCCGACTTCGTCAAGGCCAACCTGCGCGGCATCGCCAGCGGCCTGGGCGTTGCGTATCACGCGCTGGCCAACGACCTGGAGGGCGTGAGCTTTTCCTCTATCCGCAGCGGCACACTGGAAGAGCGCGACGTGTGGATGATGATCCAGCGCTGGTTCAGCCAGCATTTTCTGGACCGGATCTATGCCGAGTGGCTGCGCTCCGCCCTGGCTTTCGGCCAGGTCACCCTGCCCAATGGCAGCACCCTGCCGATCGGAAAGATCGACAAGTTCCTGCCGCACACCTGGCAGGGCCGGCGCTGGGAGTGGGTGGACCCGCTCAAGGACATCGAGGCGGACATCGCCGCCATCAATGCCGGCCTCAAGTCTCCGCAGCAGGTCGCCGCCAAGCTGGGCCTGGACTACGAAGACCTGCTCATCGAGATCAAGGCCGCGCAGGACATGCGCGCCACCATAGGCGTGCAGATCGAGCCGCCACCACAACCCGCCAGGCCGGCCGAGCCGGCTGAACCAGTCACCACTTGAAAGGATCATCGCCATGACGATGCGAATCACGATGAAATCGACCCGGATGGGCGAGTCTGGCACTTTGCTGGATGCCGGCAGCACTTACACCGTCAGCGACAAGTTCGGCGCAGAGATGGTGCCGACCTTTGCATCCGACACGGACGGCGTGCTTAGTTCCCCGCTGGCTACGGGAAAGCAAAACATGCAGTACGACCCGGTAACTCGATCCGCGGTGTCAGGGGATGGGACGCGCCTGACAAGTGGGGACAAACGAGTGCGCGGCATGCTCGGCCCAGAAGCGTTTGACCTTGTGGCTGTCAGCGGGCTACCTGCTGGAGCCAGCTTCAGTGGGGCCGGCAGCTATGCAAGTGCTGGCATTTTGGCGGTGCAATCCACCGGCACGATCACGCACAACGCCACCGGATGGTATGACGGGACGGCCTGCCTGGAGTTCACGCCCAACACCGACACGAACGCCGAGTTTCGCATTTACAACGCCGCAGGGTTGAACATCTCCGATGACGATGGCATTGGGTTTGAGTTCGGACTGCCGGAACCAGATACCAGCAAAGTCAATTTCAGCATTCATTTTGACTTCAACAATGACGCCGCGAACCTGTTTCCTACAAACATTCAATACATGCGGGTGTGGGTGTGCGACCAGACCACCGCGCAGTCGAAAGAAAAAGGCGGGCAAAAGTACGTCCGAAATTTGTGGGACGCAACCGCAGCAACGGACGCCGCTTGCGGCGCATGGCCCGGTGTAATCAACACCGGGATACAGGGAGGCACGGGCGCAGATCGCACCGCGCTGGTCAAGTATTTTCGGTTTCGGCTGAACAAGTTTTCCGGGCAAACTGTCAAATTCAAGGCGGTTCGCCGAGGTGGGCGCAGCACGCCATGCTTCGTGTTTGGGAGTGATTCCGCAAGTCCCGAGGCGCTGTTTTCCTCGCTGGCATACGCTGGGTCAAAGGGCCTGCCGAGTTACCTTGCACAATATCTCTCCGGACTTACGGGCGCGGCACTGGATGGGTACAGGCGGGCATCAGCCGCAGGCGTTGAGATAACTGGCGATGACATCGTTGACCGGGCGCTTGGATCAACCGTACTTGACGAGGCAACGATGCGCGCCGCCGTTGAAGGAACCCGCGATGGGCTGGCTGCCCTTGGATTCGTTCGCGGAACGAAGGTATGGGTGGCAAACAACAATTCGACCAGCGCCCTGATGATCCGGGAGCTTGCGCGGGCGGGGTATGTGGCGAATCGCAACGGCGCAACAGATGGTCGTTATGTGTTTCCAGAGGGTGGGGTAAAAGACCCATTCCGCCTGCCAGCGACGGCTCTCGACCAACTGAACTGGACAGCTATTCAGCCAATTATTGATCGTGCGATCACCTACGGCTGCACGTCATGGCTGTACTGGCACGGCGTGTTGTCATCCGCCCGGATTGACGCAGACCGCACGGCGAACGTCACGGGAACTGCTGGCGCTCCAATTGCACGTAGCGGCACGGAGTCTCCATCGGCTTACAGGGCGCGGGCGCTTGGATTGGGCACCGCAATAGGCACGGCATCGGTCACTTATTTTGACGCCCGTATCGGATCGGCTGCACTTGCGATTTGGTGGGAAGAACTGAAGCAGATGTTCGACTACCTTGCGCCAAAAAACCTCGACGGAACTTGCGCTGTGCTGGGGCCGGAGGATTGGTGCCGAGATGTTGGCCTGCTGCCAAGGCTCTGATCCCATCCCCTGCCGGTGCTGACAGAAACAAGGCCGCCCTCGGGCGGCTTTGTCGTTGATGCAGTGCCACTTTTCCCCCTGACTTTCACGCGCCACCAGGCCCACCATCAGGGCCCATGAGCAAGAAGCCTGCATCCCCCACCAGCACGATCGCACCGGGCACCTCGCTCACGCGCGGGTTTGCCGTCGAGCGTGCCGCAATCAACACCGAGGCCCGCACTGTCGAGTTGGCCTTCGCGTCCGAGACGCCCTACGAACGGTGGTGGGGGATCGAGATTCTCGACTGCTCGCCCACTGCCATGCGCATGGGGCGACTCACCAGTGGCGGCCCCTTGCTGGCCGACCACGATACCCGGGATCAGATCGGAGTCATCGAGTCCGTCCAGATCGGCGCAGACAGGGTTGCACGCGCCGTGGTTCGCTTTGGCAAAAGCGAGAGGGCTGAAGAGATGTTCCGTGATGTCGTTGACGGCATCCGCCGCAACGTCAGCGTGGGTTACCAGATCCACAAGGCCGTCCTTGTCGAAGAAAACGACGACATGGGCACCTACCGCGCCACCGACTGGGAGCCCTACGAGGTCAGCCTCGTGAGCGTCCCGGCAGACACCAGTGTCGGCATCGGGCGCAGCGCCCGCTCTGCTGACGACGTTTCGCCCCTCATCCCTCTTGTCACCAAGGAAGCCATCATGACCAACCCCGAAGTCGTTCCCGCGCCGGCCGCAGCGCCCGCCGCCCCCGCCATCAACTCTGCCGACGTGCAGACGCAGCTCAAGGCCGAGCGCACCCGCATCAGCGAGATGCTTGCAATCGGCGACCAGTTCGCCCGCTACAACGGCGTGGCCTTGGCCAAGGAAGCTGTCGAGAAAGGCGAAAGCATCGAAGCCCTTCGCGCCAAGGTCATGAACGCCATGACCTCCGCCCAGACCACGCAGGTGACCAACCTGGACCTGTCGCCCAAGGAACAGAAGCGTTTCAGCATGTTCAAGGCGATCCGCGCCATGCAAGGCCGCGACGGCGACAGCTGGGAGAAAACTGCCGGCTTCGAGTTCGAGTGCCACCGCGAGATCCTCAAGCGCGCCGGCCTGGAGACCTCCGTGCACGGCGGCTTCTACGTCCCGATGGATGTCCAGAAGCGTGACCTGACGGTCGGCACGCCCACCGCCGGCGGCAACCTGGTGGCCACCAACCTGGTGCCCTCGAGTTTCATCGACCTGCTGCGCGCCCGCAGCCGCGCTGCCCAGCTCGGCGCGACGATGTTGTCGGGCCTGGTGGGCAACGTGACGATCCCCAAGCTCACCGGCGCTGCCACCGGTTACTGGCTGGCCAACGAAGCCACGGCCATCACCGAAAGCCAGCAGACCATCGGCCAGCTCGCCCTGGCGCCCAAGACGCTGGGCGCCTACACGGAACTGTCCCGCCAGCTGATGATGCAGTCCACGCCGGCCGCCGAGCAGCTGGTCATGGACGACCTGGCCAAGGTCATGGCACTGGCCATCGACCTGGCGGTCTTCGAGGGCTCTG